TTACTCTTATAATTGATAGAAGAGATACTTTTACTTATAGTTCGGTCTCTTGGCCGGGCGGAACTAGATGGCCTGGCGGAGATGACGCCACTGACGATGTTTTTAATAACATGGGAACAAGCGGGTCACAGATAGCTGGTATACATATGATTAAGTTTGTTAGTGTAGATGCTGGAGTGACATGGTATGCTTGGATCGTCGGAGGATTCTTCGCCTAAGCCTAAATATAAAGGAATATATTATGGCGAAAAAAGAAAAAATCAACCTATCTGATCTTGCAGGTCAGTTAAAGCAGGATGTTATAGGAGGTGCAGAGCTAACTGCATCTGGTTACGTTCCAAGCATTATCGAGTTTGTAGAGTCTGATAAATATTTAGGATTAAATAAACGCGGTATAACTTTATATCCCGCGCAGAGAGTTGTTCTGAAGACATTCTATAGAGGATCTCCAGGAAATGAAGACCTCCGACTTACAGAAGAGGAAATGGAGATATGCAAAGATCTAGGACTCAACGACGATAATAACGGAAACATTATTGATAAATACTATACTGGCGAGTTGTTTAGAGAGCTAGTTTTGGTTTGGGGACGACGAAGCGGAAAAGATTTCTTTGCTTCTATCTTAGCTCTATACGAAGCATTAAAACTAATCGAATGCCCCGGAGGAGATCCTCACCGTTTCTACGGGCTTGGAGATGCTTCTACTATTACCATTCTTACCATTGCTAATGCTAAAGAGCAGGCTAAGATTGCTTATAAGGAAATTGCAGGCAAGCTTCACAACAGTCCTTACTTCAGACATAGATTTATAAAAGAAGGTGTAGCAAAGGACGGAGAAATATACTTGCTCACTCCTCGCGACATAGCAGAGAATAAAGAGAGGGAGGGCAGAGGGCTTTCTCCTAGATTGGGATCAATACTTATTCAAACAGGTCACTCTGAATCTACATCGCTTGTAGGTAAAGGTTGTTTTGTTGTTATTTTTGACGAGATTGGTCTTTACAAGAATACATCAGGACCATCTTCTGGTGAAGAACTTTATGGTGCTCTTACTCCTACTGTTGCTACTTATGTTCGGCAAGAAATTGCAACAGATAAAGACGGAGAGGTAATTTATGACGAGAAGGGTCAGCCATCCTTAAAGAGCGTCTATGACGGTAAAATTATATGCATTTCATCACCTCGCGGCGAAGACGGCATTTTCTTCAAGTTATATAATAATGCTGCTAAGGTAAAGCACAGACTCATGTGCAGGCTCCCTACTTGGAAGGTTAGTCCGCGACAATCAGAAGATGGTCTGCTTAATGAATTTCCAGACATGTCACCTGAAAAGTTCCACATGGAATTTGGAGCAGAATTCTCAGGCACGGCAGGAGATAACTTCTTTCAGAAAGAAGAGATAGAATCTTGTTTCCGCAAGAAAGATCTTAAGTTTAAGGATCTTGGACAGCCAAATACTATATATTATGCTCATTTGGATCCAGCGGCTTCTAGTCATAATTATGCTCTTTGCATTTGTCATAAAGAATATTACTATGACACAGAGAGAGGTTGCAGAGAGTTTTGTGTAATTGTGGATCATGTTAGGTTCTGGTCTCCTAAGCCAGGAGAGCCCATTGTATCTTCAGTTATAGATCAGGAAGTTATAAAGTATAGTAGAAAGTTTAGATTTGGAGTGGTGACTTATGATCAATGGAATTCTCAGAATTCTATTCAAAATCTTAGAAAACACGCCATTCCATGCAAGGAGTTGACATTCAGCGCGCGAAATAAAGTTAAAATCTATGATAACTTATCAGAATTGGCAATGTCAGGAAGATTATTGATTCCAGACCATCCTAGGCTGCAACGAGAGATGGCTAATCTTCAAAGAAAATGGCTAGGACATTCTACTAAATATAAGGTATTTCCAAAGGCCGATTCTGATATAAATACAGATGATTTGGTCGATGCCCTGGCAGGGGCAGTATACAACTGTGTCGATCATCAAGTAACAAAATTACCTCAAGGAAAACTTGTTGATAATGCAGTATCATCAGGGGCAGGACAGCAAACCTGGAGAACCATGCAGGGCGTATTGGGAACAGGAACGGGACAACAAGTCTCCAGGGACCTAGAAAATCGCTCTCAGGCGTGGAATAATAGAGCAGGATATTAATAAAAGGAGATGGTTGAAATGTATAACCTTAGAAATAAAAAAGAAGCGCAAGTAAAGACTCACGAAAAGATGCTAGCTGACAGTATTGATCAGCACAAGGTGTCTATTGATGGAGAAGTGCCTCCAAGCTATAACGGACTTTTAGAATCTCAAAGAGATCCTACTGATTCAGTTACTCACGAGGCAAGATTAGACAAGGACAGAGAAGCAGCCATTGTTGCGGATCATGGAACCAACGAAGCTAATATAGATAAAAACATTAGCTATTCCGAAAGGGGCAGCGCACCTCAGCAATTTGTCAAGCCTAATGATGTTTTATCAGAAGCTCATGACAGCAAAATGAGAGACGCTATATCTTCTGCTGAAAAGAAGACAATGCAAAACAGCAAGAGAGTATTGGATAAGAGTCCTGGAGAACAAATGCTAGGAGACAAGACGGTAATAAAAAGTCAAGTCCCTGTTAGCGGAAGCCAGTTGGCCAATAGGCCTGAAAGGTTCAGTAATTTTGATGGAGTTCCTAGCAATGAGGACCAAAGCAAAAATATTGGTTCTCAAACAAAAGAAAATAAGATAAAGCCTTTTTCTGCAATCGGGAAAAAGGCATCTGTAATGATTAGGGATTCTATAAAAGATGCAGATGCTATGCTGTTCCATATTTATGCGTCAGCAGCTAGCGAAAACAGGAATGTTACTCAAATAGAACAGAAACTAATTGATGGTATAAATTTTGACAAATCTAATATTCTTTCTGTACTAATTAGACAAGCTCAGTCTGACGATATCGATGCCCAATGGGATGCTCATCAGGATAATTCCGAGTGGGTCGATGACGGAAAAGGAGGATTGGAGCTAAGAGATGATCCTGAATCTGTTCCTGGCAATTTTGGGCAGGATGTGATGACTCAAGAAGACTCTAACATAGAAAAAGATTATTTTGACACAGGACGCAAGGACGGCGATTTTAGAGATATTAAAAAAGAAGAGACTCCATTTTAATGAATCATAAATTTAATCTTTCCAATTTTATTAAGCAATCTCAAAGACAAGAAGGCGTGCCTCGTGCCTTTAGTCCTGATAGTCGTGATCCTTATAAGAGGCCTGACAACCTAAAGGGAGAAGGTCATGATCGAACCAGAGGGGGCAGCGAAGGTTTGCCTGGCGAGTCTCCTGATGCTGGTGCTAGGTGGTTGGGTTCTAATGAGAGAGAAGGCGGTCCTGAGGGGACTAGCGAATTTGAAGATACGGATATATCAAATAACGAAAAAGATATTCCAGGATCAAAAGACTATGAGGCCGAGCATCCATTTTCTGGAAGGGTTGACAACAAGACTCCATTTGGAACAGGTACTAGTACGGACCATGGAATAGCGCTTCACGATGATGCAGGAATGGCAGGAGACTCTCCTATGGGGGTCAACCAAACAGTTATGAGACAACTTGACGATAACAATAGAGATAGGTCAACTCCCTACGGTTCGATTCCTCGTCCAGGCAGTTTGAGACAAATGGGCGATAAGAATGATATATTTGGTAGGGTCAGAAAAGACCAGCGTTTATAAACGAGAGGTTGTTAAAAATGAAAGTAAAAGTATCAGATAGTTTTAAGGGAGAGCTTCGCGTAGAGGGCTTCAATAGAACATTTCGTTCAGGATCAGAATTTTCACTGAGCGATGAATTGTTTTTCTCTTCTCATAACCAGTGGGCCATCAATCAAGGTTATCTTGTTGCTCTAGAGGACGAACCCAAAAGATCTGCTGAATCTTCTTATAAGCTGGCATCCATCCATAAAAGGCCCATATCCTTTAAGTGCCTAGGCAGGACTGTTGCTCCTAATGAGAAATTCTTTGTGAATTCAGAGCAATTTGCTGATGTTCAAATACAGCAAGCAATTACAGCCGAGTTCCTGTCTCTTTGCAAAGAGGACAAGAAGGTTTTTGAGAAAACTTCAAAAGTAACAAAGTCTACTACAGAAGAGACCGTAGAGGTTCCCTCTGACGAAGGGGGTGCAGAGAAACCAACCGCTATGTATGTCCACAGGCCTGATAATGCTAAGATAAACGAACCTCCGAAAAAAACTGACAGTATAGATACTGTTATTATTGATCTTGATGATAATGAGGAAGAGAATCTCAGTGAAGCTTTTATTGATGCCGAACATCAATTAGAGAAGCTCGCAAAGAGGGCAGAGGTCAAGCTGGTAAAAAAGAAGTCTACAAAGAAGTCTTCAAAGAAGTCTACTAAAAAAAGGACTAGCCGCAAAAACAATGAAGAAGTACAATAAGTAAACTTCTTTTTTGGTTTTTAGTATGGCTGACTTTAGAAATTTTATCATTTCAGAACTCGAAGCTCGCTCGGTTTGTGTTGTGTCAGACAACGAATGCATACTTGAGGGTAGCACTATGTCATTAGCGGAATGCTATCGCTCCCTTAAAAAGAGATCAACAAGCAATAAAAAGCTTATATATAATTATTGGCAAGATATTGTTAAGTTATCTTCGCGCATAGATGAAAAAGGCGAAGTCTGTAAAGATATTAGAAAACTTTTTGTTCCCGCAGTTAAGTCTATCTATAATTTATCATATAAATATGATCATTTGAGAGTTGATGGAACTTGTAATGTTTTGCAAGAGATGTTGTCTGTTGACTCTGATAGATATAACGGGAATGTAATGTCTAAATTTGTTGATTATAGAATTGCAATAGAGTGGTTGGACCATTTGATTTATCGCGATTTGTATATATGCGCTCTAATAAGACGGTATGCTAGAGTCGGCAAAGCTTCTAAAGAGGTTGAGGCAAGAGGAGTTGGAGGGCCATGGGGTAGATTAGATCTTCCAGTTGAAGAAAGAACTTTCTCATGGGACGACATTGATGAAGAAATAAGAGGCAGAAGCAATGACATTAGGAATCAGCCAAGATATACTACGGGTCTTGATGGACTTAATGATGATGGAGTAAAAGAAGGTTTTCATTGGAGAGAGATCCGCAATGAACCTTACGCCTTTGACGATGAAGATTCTAATCCATATCCCCACAGAAATGTACTTTTTGGAAGTTAATTTATGAAGACAACAGATATAATTATAAATTCATCTCATAATAAGATTGCTCAACAATCATTGCTAGATCTTATTATGGATAATATTCCAGAACTCAAGGATCTAAAATTGATCTTGAAGTCTGGTCCAAAGACAGACCCCAATGCTAAGAAGCTTTATGACATATGGGGAGATGAGGGTAATCGTATTGCTAATGGGAGAATTAGGATGCCTAAGACTCTTAGTCAGTCTGATATAAGATTGCTTGAGAGTAGCGGATATGTCAAGGTCTTCGGTAGTGATTTAAAGATAACGCCAAAAGGGGCAAGTATCCTTAACGAAATGATACTAAGTGACGACCACTGTACGTTCGAGGCAAACGAATCTTTTGCGAGCAATAATAGGATAGTAAAGATTGCGAGCAGTATAGACAAAACCGCGACATGGTATGATAGGGCAAAGAATGGCAAAGCTGTTTCTTGAGATAATCAAAAAACAAATGAGAGTAAAGAAGAAGATTGATAAGGATCTTTACTGGTACGATCATGATATAAAACAGATGAGGAAGTTTAGAGGGGGCAAGGTTGTAACAAAGTATGACCCTGTTAGCAAGAAAACATATCCATCTGTCGAGGATGACGAAGAACATGTATATAAATCCGTAAGTAACAAAGAAGATATACTAGAATGGATACAGGGAGTCGGAAAAAGATATTACAATGTTGAGATAGATAGATTTGAAGTAAACTCTCAAGGCATTGGAATAGAGTTCGATGATCATCATAAATCTAGGTTAGAATATGATTTAGACAGACACGATATAAGGTATAAGAGTATATGAAAATTATTAAAACATCATCTTGCATGAAGTTGTCTCAAAAAGATGATTCCTATATAGATTGGAACAAGCCTTGTTTTAGGAAGCAAAAATATGGTCATGATACTGATGATGTTAGGTCTTTTGTTGTTTATCCTAGCGATGCAGAGGTTCAAGTAAAGGCTCAAAAATATTTTGGAAAAGATATAATTGAAGTTTCAGATACAGAAGCATCAAGTCAGAGTTTTGATTTTAATGCAAGTATAAGAAGAAACGGAAACGATATAGGGTACTTAGATTTTTATCTAGATACCAATACTTGCGAGTGGCATATTGGCGGATTTGAAAGTCATGAGTAAGTTATGGGTTAGGGTAGCGGATACTCCACATAAACAGTCCGAAGGCTTGATGTATGTTAAGAGTATGCCCTTTGACGAGGGGATGCTGTTTTCTTTTTCGAGGAAACAAGTATTGAAATTTTGGGGAGAAAATACATACATTCCTCTCGATATAGCATTCGTTGACAGTCATGGTCGTATAGTTAAAGTTGATCACATTAGACCACTTGATAAGATGTCTGTCAGCAGCAAGGCTCCATGTAAGTTTGCAATAGAAGTTAATGAGGGGTATTTTGCAAAACAAGACATAGGAGAGGGAGACACGGTAATTGTAAGTCTTGACGACAGAAGGGGGTACTACGTCACATTTGAAAAAACGCGAAGCTCTATCTTTCGAGAATCCCAAGTCTCTCAAGAATCTATTGTTGCCGACGAGACTCCCGCAGTCCAAGTTGAAGAGCCTTCTTTTGGAACTAAGCGAGATTTGCCAGTCATCACCCAGGAGGAGATAAGTCAATACCTTGAAGACGTTCAAGAGGAGTCCGAGCCTCATATTGAACCTAGTGCTAATGAATTCAAAGATGATATAAAAGAAATAAATGAACCTCAGCAAATGCCACAGGGGGAGTTTGAGGAAGAAGGTCAAGAACAGTTTGACAACTTATTTGATGCGGTAAAATATGCCGAAGATAATAGCAAAGCGATGTCTATTGTGTATACGACTGACAGCGGAAGGGTCATCCAGAGAGAGGTTGAACCCCACGGAAACTACTATGCCAAATCCACTAATAGACAAATAATGATAACGTTTGACAGAACAGTGGGAGGTATTAGGGCGTTTATTATGCAAAATATAGAATTATTCGATCTTATGCCAGGACAGTTTGAGAAAAAATTTATAACGAGGTAATTCCTATGGATAATGTTTTAGAGCTATTAACAGCAATAGCTGAAGAATTAGATGGACAAAACAAGACTGCTCTAGCAAGTAGGATAGATGTTGTTTGTCAAGATTTGCTTGATGTCAAGACCGCTCAATATGTAGGGGTACAGGGCTATTGGCTAAGAAATGGTCGCTGTTGGAGCAACTGCTATAGGCAAAAACGATCAAGCAGCCCCGATAGGGCAACTTGGGAAATCTGGACTGACTGTCATTCTGAATATATAGAATCAATTAATAATGACGAGGCTGACTGGTCTAAGTATGCAGATGCCAATGCTGGCTTCATAAAAAGCGCAGAGGCTCGCAATAATTATGTTTATGAGCCATATCGCAAGTCTGTAAAAGATAAGATTTCTAAGGGGGTTCCTTTGGGGAGCGCTGTTGTGCAGTCTGTAGCTGGACAGTTGAATTCTTTTGAAAATAAGACCATAGAGGCTGTTGCAGAAATTGTTGACATTGGAAAGCAGATCAAAGTCTCAGATAAGGATTTGGCAGAATGTATTTTTATTGCTGCCAATCAACTTGTAGAAGATTCTAACATAAAAGAGGCTAGATTTGGCGATGGTGTAATGAGTGGCATTGCCAATGTTGGTAAGGATTTGGCTTCTGGTTTTGGGCAGTCCTACCAGATAGGAAATAAAATTAAAGTCATGGATAACGCCATGAAAAAAGCTCAGTCAGAATTGACGATAGTTGGTTCTGCAAGGGATGCTTTATTGGAGTATTTGCAAAAAAACCCTGGAAGAACGCCTTCTCAGCAGCAAAGGTCAACTCAGACGGTTGCCGCATTGAATGACCTTATGCCTCAAGCATCATTCCAGATGAAACAAAAATGGCAAAATATTAGACAATCCCTTGAAAAGGCAACTAACGAAGCAGGACAGTATCAGTCAGGTCAAGGTCAGTCTGACGCAGGAGGCACATCATCATCATCATCATCATCATCATCAGCAGCAGGAGCCACTGCTGATGCATCCACAAATATATCTCCCAACGCCCAGCCAACCATGGAGCAGTTCGTGAATAATCCCAGTATTCTAGATAGCATGGATGACCCCCAAAGGGTTGAACTTCTAAAAGGATGGGCCAACCAGCATAGTAAGGAAAAATTAGCCTTGGATGAGGCATTAAGCAGATTTGGTAATCCATCTGCTACCCCCGCCGCTGCAACTGTCCCTGCCGCAACTCCGACTGCACCGACTGTACCGACTGCAACAACAGTACAACCCCCAGCAGCACCAGCACCAGCACCAGCACCAGCACCAGCACCAGCACCAGCACCAGCACCAGCAAGACACAACAACAGAGGTGCTAAAGGTAGATTTTAAAAGAAAACACCGTAACATTTAATATAAAATAAGAAACTATTTATAATTCTTATATAAGTCATATCGTAAAATCTAAAAAACAAGAAGGATTTTTGTCGAGTCCTATCTATCTAAGAGAGAAGCGCAGGTGCGTAAAACTCTAATATTCATATTGTACAGGAGAAGGCTGCAATGAAATTGATTACTAATAGAATTCCACTAGGAAGTTCACAAGGCTTTGGCGATTTTGTCAAAAAGGCTCTAGCAGATCGCACAGGGTCTCACATCAAAACTGCTCAGGCCGAAGAGTCAGCAGCAGACAGCACAGACGAAAGCTCAAATGATTGCAAAGACGCAGAGAAGGGCAAATTCCCTGAGACCCAAAAGGTCGAAGGCGAAATGACCGAATCAGATTCAGAAACCAAAATTAAGGTTGCTGAAGGCTGTGATCAGGACGATCAGGATTGTGTTGAAACAGGTAAGTTCCCTGAAGACTTCAAGCCTAAGCAGGAAGCTGAAGACGAAGACGGGACCGAAACCAAGGAAGCTTCTACTAAGAAGGAAGCAGGCGAATTGCCAGAAGCCCTCAAAGAGCATATGTTCAAGAAGAAGGATTCTGATGGCGACGACAAGGACGATGATGACACGGACGATGACGACACGGACAAAGAAAGTTGTGCATCTGCTGATCCTTGCAATGAAAGAATTGCTGACTTTATGGGCAAATTTGAGAAGATTGCTAACCTAAGCACCGAACAGAAGAAGTTTGTCTCGGACTACTTTAGCGCAATTTATCCTGCTGATTATGTTGATGCTATCGTTCAAGACAAATAAGGAGTTTCTGAATGTCTATAGTTCCTTGCGGAAATAGAAAAAGTATGGAATCTCAGTCTTATTGGGGCAGCATCGAAGGCGCTGATTTAGGTTCTGAGAAAGATATCAAATCATTGGTTAGGGTTGCTCAGATTGTTGAGGACATCGATCCTAATGCTGTACGGGGTAATTTGGATCAGGACCCTGATTCGTTTGGCCTTGATGCTCAGGGTCCGCAAGAGGATTTGGAATTAGAACAACCAGAAGAAGCTATTCATGATGCTAACGATAGCAGCCTTCGTAAGTATATTTTTCAGCTTCTAGAAGGGTTGGGGATTCCAGGTAGAATTTTAGACAAAACTTCAGATAAAGTTTTCAAGTCAACTGAAGACTTGGCAAATGGTACTCTTAGCGGACACTATTTGATTCCTACCTATACCGCAAAAGGAGAGGTAGGAGAAAGCGAAGCCAAGCAGATCGCGCAACAGATAAGTTCTCAGTTTGGTTTGATACAGAAGCTTGAGAATAGTGGATCTAATTATAAGATTACGTTTCAATCTGGGTCTGCTCAGACGGAAGAGGACGAAGCAAGCGGTACGTCTTTCGATAGGCTTCTTTCGGGCGGAGATAAAGGCTCTAATTCAAAAGCCGCCTCGACAGTTCAGGAAATGATCAAAGAAAGTCGAGAACAGTGTTTAGATGGACTGCTAAAGTCTGCTCAAGGAGATAAGTAATGTTAGATAAAGTTTCAGGCCAAAACAAGATGAGCGTTTTTGATTTTGTCAATAATGATACTAAAAAAGAGGCCTCTAAGCCTCATGACAATCCTCTTGATGGAATTTTTTATAATGAAAGAAAAGATCCCGTCATACAAGATGATGCTCCATCCATGAAGAGCGCCTGGAGAAAACAGAGAGAAGAAGATAAGAAGGCTTCTCGTTCTAACTGGGAATCATTTGAAGAAATTCAACAGGATCTTTCAGACAAGGGAATTATGTCTGATCTAAGAACTAGAAATCATGTTCGTCCAGCAACCGCTGAGTTTATAACAAATGAAGGCGGATCAGGTAATATGATTGGCTGTAAAAACAAGAACTCTCTTTTTGATTCTGACATCGTGAGTAAGCTTGCGGAGAGCATGAGTGGCAGAGAAAAGACAGCCTCAGAAAGACAGTCCATATCAGACAACAGGGATCAGATGAATAAAGAAGATCGTTCCAAGAAGTTCCCTGATCAAAATAGTATTGATGTTATTGCTTCTCCTTCTAGCATCGTTACTGCATTCTCAGAAAGCCGTTCTTCTGTATTCGGTGTAACCGCTGGCAATATGAGTATTTCTGATAAGTCTGAATTTGAAAGACTTGAGCCAACCGCAGGTGAAGGGATTCAGCGTAGAGCCGCTAAGAAAGATGACTCTTGGAAGAAAGCTGAAAATCAGAAAGCTCTTTCTTCGAAAGATGTTCAGAACCGCTTACTAGACAGTCTTGTTGGAGATGCAGAGTCCCCAAAGAGCAACAACAGACATCAAACAGCGGTTGATAAGCTATTTGACATGTTCAACTCTAACGAGGGCGGCTAATTTATGCCAGGTACAAGCGCAGATCTTTTGAATCAATTAGACAACGCAACTGGTAATATTAGTAGCGTTGTTGGTCATATGCCAGATGATTCAAATAGCACAAATGATAAAGAGCAATATATCAATGATGCTCGAAGGCGCGCTGGTTTTACGAATGATGCCATGGAGGTTCTAGATGAGTATCTAGACAATACAGAAGAAATGCAAGAAGACATGAATAGCATTCCAGGAGCAGATGTTGCAATGCAGCTAGCTGCATCAATAAGCGTGTTTGATTTGTCAAAGCATTCTCAGATGGCAGATCCAATGGCAGATCCAATGGCAGATCCAATGGCAGATCCAATGGCAGATCCAATGGCAGATCCAATGGCAGATCCAATGGCTCCTAACGGCGATGGGGTTTCAATTGAAGATGCATCAGGTCATAGTTTTGCAGATACATCTGAATTGAAGTCTTATATTGATGGTCAAATTGATGAACTCGACGGAGAGGAAGTTGATGTTGTAAGAACTACTGACAACATCATTGCTCATTTTACAAGTATAGTTTCTGATGATAGCGAACAAAAAGTCAATGATTCTATTAAGAGATATTTGCAATTTAAGGACAGTCCTGGAATAACGCCACAGGATGAGATCAATATGCTCGAACCAGTTTTTGAGGCATTGCCTAATACAATGAAGACCCCTGAATACGGCGTAGGAGATGGAGCGGTTATGGGAGTACCTAAAACAGTAGCTATGGTTGTTGAAGAAACAGACAAAACCATACAGAGGGTCGCTAAGCATTATGCAAAATTATCCAAGGGGTCATCTTCGTTCAACCTTAAGAAGCATGCTCAGCATAAAGGATTAGATAATGCTTTTATGTATGGTCCTGCCGAGAAGTCTGTTGACATGTTCACCAAGATGCCTATTTCCGACTGGCATCTTGTCGAGAGGAACAAAGGGTTTGGACTTCAGATTGATGATGTTTGGGATATAGACTATGAAGCCATCTGGAGAGGAAATGTTATGGACAAATACAGTCGTCCATACAGGAATCAAGATGGAGATTGGGTCGGCGGATATATAGAGAAGCGATTTGAAACTGATAAATTTATTCCAGAAGGTAATAATTATCAATTGAAGCCTGGACAGCTTCGTCGTCCAAGACTGCCAGAACATGGCTTGACTGAAGCCCGAATGGAAGCCATGCGAGCAAAGGGTGATAGAGGATATGAACCTGATTCTAGCGGTGATCCTACAGATTGGAACGAAAATGGTTATGCAAAGATTACATCCAGAGGTTTTAATCTAAAATCTGCTAGTAAAAAAAAAGTAAACTAAAGTCTGCTCAATTCGGCGGTCTTGAACCAATGAAAGCCATCGGAGAAGAACCTCCAAAGTGGAATAAAACATGTCCTAACTGCAAATCTAACAATGCAGGCGATGCTGCTCAGTGTTCAAACTGTCAAACAAACTTGTCTCACATTACTCCTGGTAGCGAAAGTAGCCAAGTTGCTACCAAAGATAATCCTAAGTACGAAGGACAGGGATCAGTTGTTCTAAATCCGAATATGCCGATATTAAGTTCGTTACAGCCATCGTTAGTCCATTCGGTTGTAACTTCATCTGAGATTTCTCCGTTCAAAAGAAATTTATCTTATAACGGAGAAGAGAAGAACAAATCTACGGAAGCTGGAGCAGTACCAATGGGCGATTCATCAGACAAAATTGTACATCTATCGGTTGACGATCCTGATAACTCAGATGAATCACATCTTCAATCAGTAGTAGAATCAGCAGATTCTCTAGCGATAGAATAAGAGGCATATTAAGCATGGCTAAAAAAAGCTTTAATACTTTTGCTATTCAGCTTCCTGATCAGAACACAAAAAATCTGATCAAGAAAGCTAAAGGCTTTGAAATTCAAGGAGCAATGGGACAAACTACCCAATACTCCAAGGGCGGAATGGCTTCCGTACCTATTACAAAGAACGCTCAATTTGCTGGATCAGGCGCAAACGTCGCTTGGACTCAGCCTATGTTCTTTTCTCCATTGCATACTCCGCAAAACTGGCAGATTGCCAGTAAGCGTAGAGAAGTTTATCAATGGGCTAGATTTTATTATGAGAATGAACCAAAAGTCGCAGCGGCAATTGATTTCTATTCTCAGTTTCCAATTAACGGTTTTAAATTAGAATGCAAGTCAACTAAGGTAAAGAAGTATTTTGAAAGAGTAGTAGAGAGACTTCAGTTGAATACTTGGTTCCGCAAAATTAGCCATGAATATTTCTTGCTCGGAGATGTTTTTGTCTTCTTAGATATTGACTGTCCACAGTGTGGAGGATCAGGAGTAACAGATGATGGCGAGGCATGCAACCACCCAGATGGAACATTCAAAAGAATTCTTATTCTTAATCCAGACTGGGTTGAGGTTAGCGACAATCAGTTAGCTGATGAGCCCTTGATCGCTTTGTTGCCAGACGAAGAATTAAAATCGGTTGTTATGAAACAGCAACCTAAACAGATTTTTGATCGTTTACCAAATATGGTTAAGCAGCTTGTGCTTATGGGTAGGCCAATACCTCTTTCAAATAGATCCGTTAGCCACCTCAAGCATGGAGGCGCTCCGTATGGAGTTTATGGAGAGTCAATGCTTCGTAGGCTGTTTACAATTTTGGCATATAAAACTAAGCTTATGACAGCAAACTGGATTATTGCTGAGCGATTGATCCTTCCTATCCGTGTTGTCAAGGTTGGAGACAAGGACAGACCTGCTCAGGCTGATGACATCGCTGATACTGTATCTCAGCTTGCAGCAGTGGCTAACGACCCTAACCTAACAATCGTTACTCACCATGCATTTGATTATGAGTGGTACGGTGCCACGGGTCGCATACATAACATAACTGCTGAAGTAGAACAGATTGGTAAAGAGATACTTGATGGGGTCATGCTCAACCAGGCTCTTCTTAACGGAGAGATGGGCGGTTATCAAAACGCACAGGTCGGCGTAGAGACCATGATCCGTCGTTTGCAGTCTTGGAGAGACGAGTTAGCGGAGTGGGCAGAGAAGAATATCTTTTTGCCTATTGCGCAGATGCAGGGCTTTATAGACGAAGACGCAACTAAGGAACTCGGAGAGCCCATCTATATCTATCCTCATCTTAGATGGAATGACTTGAGACTTAGAGACAAGACCAATGAACTACAGATGTATATGCAAATGTATGACAAAGGTATGATCTCTATGAGATATTTCTTAGATCAATTTGATATAGATTATGATCAGATGATCAAGGAACGTCGAGAGGAGCAACTTACACTTGGAATGGGTGGACAGGGAATGGGAGCCGCAGGTGGACCTCCTGGAGGAATGCCACCGGGAGGTGGCATGGGCGGAGGCCTCATGGGAGGCGACATGGGAGGAGCACCTATGGGCGGAGGCCCCATGGGAGGCCCCATGGGAGGCGATATGGGGGGAGGAATGGGCGGAGCGCCTATAGGAGGAGCACCTATGGGCGGAGCGACTATGGGAGCCGCAGCTTCAGGAGAGATGGGGGGCGGGGGCGGAGGCGAAGCTCCTCTTAAGGTTTTCAAAAAAGGCAAAGGCCCAAAAAAGTCAGATGACAACGACGAGCCATCGCAGATGATGTCTCAGACTCAGATGGTCCACTTGACTGGTCCAGAGATAAAAATTTATAATGCATTACAGGGAATGAAAATACCTTATCAGCTTTATGCTCAATTCAAAGTTGATATACCAGGTAATTCTCAGCCATATAACCTTGACTTTGCCTATCCTGATGTTGGGGTAAATATTGAAGCAGATGGCGAGAAGTGGCATACTTCGGCAGAGGATAAAGCTCATGACAGAGAAAGAGATGTTAAGCTTGCACAGATGGGCTGGACGTGTCTAAGGTTTACTGAAGAAGCCATCAATGAAAAGATGAATGAAATTCAGGACGCAATACATAACACACTGGTAGAAGCTTCAAAACAAAAAAGAGCTATTTCTAAGAAGGCTAATACCCCTCAAGAGTGGAAGAATATGAAATACGCAATGGATATTGATGTCAATAGCTTAGGCGCAAAGATATCAGGAGTGAATTAACTTGGAACGTAATATCTTCAAGCTTGCAGGTTATAAGCCCATTAAGGACAGAGGTATCTCTTGGCATGAAGTCTATAGAGATAGATCTGAACCCTTGAAAAAGAGATTTGATTCTCTAATTGGGCCAGGATCATACAGGAGGTGGGAAGGCCATGATTATACAACGGATTCTGATTATTACGTTGTTGTAGGCCCCTCCATACAAAAAAATGTTGGTAAAAGATGGTTTGCAGGTGTCAAGAAATTACCTCCAAAGGAAGAGCGTAGTGAAAAGAAAATGTATTCGCCATATGGGGAATATTTTTCAACAATAAAAGGCGCTTTGAGTTATGCCTCGGAAAGATGGGGAGTTTCTTTTCCTCAAGATCAAATTGATTATGATGTACAGATATTAGAAAGCGTATACATTCCAAGACACGTCAAGGGTTGATAAATATGAACAAAAACAATATTAGACGCATGCTTAGAAGGCATGCAGATATGCCAGCATTTACCGGAGAGGTTCATTGGGGATCAAGGGGATTGAATTGGCTAAGATTTGATCCTTTCAATCCAGATCCAAATATGCCTGGGGCATTGTCACAGTTGCTAGTTGGGAAGTCCGCAGAATTTAAGGATACTTTCGCCAGGTATGTGGGAATGTCTCCAGAGAATTTTGGAGGCATGATCTTTGCAATTTACGCCCACGATACCGCAATTAGTCAAGACATTGAAGAGAAAGCTGCGGAAGCAGGGTTGTCGGAGGCTGCAAATTTTGTCAAAGAAAAATCCATTAAGCTTACGACTAATATCGATCCGACAAAAGAGATAGGTAGCGATTTTTGGCTGTCATGGTATGCCTATGCATATAAAGATCTTATTCCAAATGGAGTTACTGATGTTGCGAGATCTAGGCCTGCGGAACTAAGGAATGTAACTCATGAAAAGCATAAGAGAGAGTATCAAACAGGACCGTTGGAAGTTGCACCCACTGGTCGAGGACATAGTATTGTCATAAGAAGCGAGCAAGGAGATGAGCCTATATTTTGGGGTCAAGCTTTTAATTCTCTTAGAAAACTATTCAAAGGCAACTTAGAAATAAACAAATCTCAAGTTTATGCTCCTGCTGGACCTGATGGAAGTTTGGAACCTGCGACCAAGCCTAGAACAAATCATCTTTCTGAAGATATGGCACAGAGAATCATTCAAGAATACAAGGAAAAGCGATCAAATCCTGATTTTCTTTGGAAGTTCATGATAGACGATCAAGGAGCCCTTTTTATACAGCAAGGCAAAAACGATAATGCTGTAATACATTATTTGATTCCAGATCAGATACAGTCTCTTATGAGGCCAGAGGCTTTACAAAATAATGATACTGTCAGAGAAGAATGGTTCAAGAAGCCTCGCAAAAATGGAGAAAGAGCATCTTCGTTCGGTCCATTTGATTTGACAGATGAAGCTAAGATGGTGGTAAGCGACACAGGGAACCCAGTTGGCATACAAGCACTTAAGAGCCTAAGAGCTTTGGTTGAAGAAACTAATGGTACTGATTACCATGTTCCCTATGAGGGATGGAAGGTAATTTTAGTTGGACCTAAGTTCTCAATGGCAGAAAACCTAGGAGAGGGACAGGCTTTTGCTAGACCTCAGTTTGCAGTACCGTCAACAAAGGCAGTTCCAGGGGATGTTGTAGGCGGAGAGCGAATAACAGTAAACAGGGGTCATAAGTGGACAGTTCTTTCTATGGAATTTAGTCCTGCAAGAGACACCGTTTTGGCCGCTGCAACTAAATCAAGAGGAACTCCAGACCAAGAAGACTTTGAAAACCCACAAGATGCCATGGGGTATCTAGCTTCACTGTATCTCAATATGAGTCATGACGAAATGGATACAAATGATCAAAGTATACTTTCTGGAATGAAGCAAAATATAATAAAAGCAGACGAAGCACTACTGGCAGCCATACAGGGCAAGATAAATGAGCCTTCGTCTTATCCTGGCGCTCCTCAGTCTCCACAAACAGAGGTTCCTACACCAGAAGTAACAGAGGTTACACCAGAAATGCCCACTAACACCAGAATGGATGAGCAGAGATTGTCCGAGACACGTCAGTCCATGAAAAGGATAATGAAAAGATAAAAGAGGATTTTTATTCTTTTTGCAACATTAGAAAGTAATTGCAATTATATGCTTTTACGCGGAGTTATTTCATGATAGAAAAAACAGCTACCACTAGCTTGCAAGCTGAGGCCCTACACATACCAGAGGGTAGAGGTTGGGAGCTTGTCAATAGCAGTCACATCAAGGTAGCATCTATAGATAAGACTAAGCCTGCTGACTTGGGAGGTTTCGATTTGCAAGCAGCAATTAGAGACCATCCAGATCATCTTTTTGTTAAGGTCTTTGCCATAAAAGCTGACGAGATCAACGACAATGGCGATTACTTCTCCGGAGGAGAGTTGCAAAAAGCGGCAAAGACATTTATAGGTGTTCCTGTTTTTGTTAATCATCAAAATGATGATATTGAAAAAGCAAGAGGCATGGTCGCTCACGCTTGGTTCGATGAGAAGATGAATGGCATCTACTGTGTCAATATGGTAGATCGCAAAGCCTACCCTAAGCTGGCCAGAGGAATTGAAGAGGGGTACATAACCGGAACGTCCATGGGCGCTCAGGTTGGTTATTCTCTTTGTTCCATTTGTCATAACAAGGCTGCATCTGCCGATGAGTTCTGTTCTCATGTAGCGGAGAGAAAAAATAAGAAATTTAGCGGAAAGCAAGATTGTTCTTATCATAAAAGCTCTTGCTCTCCCTTAGATGATTGTCCAAAATGTGGATGCAAGAAAGATGAAGCAAATAAAATAGCACATAAAGATACTTCTGTATTTGAATATAACTATAATATCAAATTCATTGAAGATAGCTTTGTTGTAAATCCGGCATGTCATGACTGCTTAGTATGCGATGTTTTAAATCTTGACCTGCTAGGAAAAAGAGTTGCTGAGGTAGCAGGACAGGTTCGCAAGGTAGCTGCTGACGCAGGCAACGGCAAGTTGCAAAAAGTTGCAGGGGAAAGAGAGATCAATGAACTCAACGACGCAATGAATCTTCTTGAGAGCGTTGTCCGCAGCATGATGGCCCAAAAGCAGTCAGTTTCGATGGATTATGTAAGCGATCTAGTAGACACGATTGCTCAGGTTCAAGAAACGGCTGATGAACTAATTGAAATGGGATACCCTCAACTTCCTTCCCCATCTATTCCAGAGGCTCAAGCAGGTACAACTGATCCTGCTTCTCCTTCTGATGGAGGATCACAACAGATGGATCCCGCAGCAATGCAAGCTCCGACTGTTATGCCGCAGATGAATCCAGGGTCATCATCGAATGACATGGGCGGCATTGGAACCGTTACAAAGCCTAGTTTTTCGTCAAATAATGAAAAGTCTAGGAAGGACTTTACTAGAGTTGCAGAGAAGTTGATGAATGATGTAAAGCACGTTTGCAGTCACTCGCAGTGGCTCGAATCAAATATTCAAAGTAGGAGAGATACTGTGAGCAATACCCGCAGATTGGCAGAAGCGTTATCAGGAGACTATAGAGTAGTTATTTCTGCTGATGACGCAGGAGAAGTTTTTGTTTCCGAATTGAGAGACGAAGATGTTATCTCGGTTGTTGCATCAACAGGCATAGATAAAGATCTTCGCGATCTAATTACACAAGACCCAAGCAAAGCTGCTCAGCTTGTTCTGAATCACAGACTATCAAAGGAGTCAGGCAATAAAATGAAAGATTCGCACCAAAAAGAAGCTGCGGGAACAGGAGTTCAGCCTGCACAGGTTGAGCAAATTACCGAAAAGCAGCTTACCAATTCGGATACACCTGAGTATACCGCTCGTAGCGAAGGAAACTTCTACGGAGGCATAACTCAATCAGACGAACAACTAGGTAGAGATTCGGATGCGTATAACGATACAAATTCTGCATCTCCTCAGACCCGCGCAGGAGCCTATGAGTTTATAACAGAAGCACAATTTGCAGCCGTTACTGACGGTTGCGTTGCTCGTTGGAAGGACTTCCCAGAAGTTATTACCGAGAAGCAATGGACCGACTTCTCCAGCGCTGTCGGATCTGTATTGCCTGGCGATTGGCTAGAGTCTATCTCTCAGCAACAACTCGCATCTCTTCGCGAAAACCATCGCTGGGAAGATCCTGGCTATATTACTGAGCGACAGCTTGCAGGTCAAAAAGATGCTCTTACAGAAAATGACCATACGGCTCGCTGGAAAGGCGCATCTGCTTTAGATTACAGAAAGAACCTGCTTAAGTCTGCAACAGAAGCCGTTGCTGACTCAATTGCATCATATAGTCTTTCACCAGCAGACATCGTAAACGCAACTAATACAATATTGTCAACTCCTCATTCTCAAATGAAGGCGGCTTATCTAACATTGATAAATGCAACGCCAGGCAAGCTTGCGGAAAGAAAAGCATCTGTTGATCGTAATAACTATCATGGCAAGTCTATCAATGAAAAGCCAATTGATCTTGTCTTGGCTGCTCTCGGAGACAATGTTGCATATTACAAAGCAACTGATCTTGTAAATGCTTTGCGTTTTGTTGTAAATGACGAAGCAGCATTCAAGAAGGCTGAATCAGCAGGTCGCGAAAAGCTCGCCAATGCTAGGTCGGAAGTTGCCGTTGGGGTTTCTGATGACAATTTGTTCCGTCAAGCATTCAAGGACATTAATAGTTCTGATGATGGAGTATACAGAGTTATGGCATCGATAAAGGAAGACCTTGGCTTAGATAATTCTGATGCTAAAGGCTTTGTTGCTGCTGCATCTGCTTTTGCTAAGAAAGAAGCAGGAAGCGACAGCCTTATTGTAACCAACATTGATGTTGATAGCAATGGCGCATTCCAAGTTATGCTCAAAGAGCAGTCAGTATTGACGGCTGAGGAAAGAAATTCTCTTTCTAAGATTGCTGACGACGACGACGACGACGACGACGACGATATCGCTGAGGAAGAAACAGATAGATATGAAGATGCAGCAAAAATGTTAAATCAAGATGACGATAGCGCTGATGATTCCTATTACACCAAAGATAAGTATGCTTCTCGACAGCAAAGAAGGGAAGAGATTATCAAGCAAGCACAGATGATGGGAGGACAGATGGGTGGTCAGGGCGGAGCATCTCAAGCTCCTGGCGCTGGAGCAACCCTGCCTCAACCTCCAGGAGCAGGCGGAGTGGCTCCTGTAGAAAGCTTTGATGGCGGAGGCGAAGATGAATTCGACTTCGACATGGGAGGCGAAGATGGAGATCTTATGCCCAAGCCACCTGGATCAATTTGTCCAGTTTGCGGCTCTGAAGATGTAAATATAGTAGAGGGCAAAGGTAAGTGCAATAATTGTTCATCTGAATTCAACTACAAGATCAGTCTTGAAGTTACAAAGTGGAGCGGTCTTAGCGACGAGGACACTGAAGAGGGCGAAGGCGATGAAACAGCAGGACAGGGCTTTGCCCTTGATGATGAAGCACCTGTTGACGACATGGGAATGGGAGGCATGGGTCAAGATCCAATGCCTGTAGCGGCATCAACCGTCATTAGACCAGGCGCACTTAAGAAGCTAGCAGAATCTAATATCAGTTTTGGAACGGTTAGTCCTTATACTGGATCTACAAATACAGAGAAGCTTGCAGACAATAAATACTTCTGCCTTGATACGGGTAAGCAGTATGGCGTTCGTCTTGCAATGAATAAGAACAAGGTAGCATTTGCAGAATGGAGATTCTACGCTGTTCCTATGAAGCTTGCTGATTCTTGCCCATCTTGCCATAGAGCGAAGACCGCATTTGTCAGAGGACTTAAGGATATTGGCATAACTGAAGCAGAATTTGATGCTATGACAGTCAAGCAGCGAGGCGATGTTATTATAAAAATGCAGAGCAGCGGTTCATTCAAGCACCTCAAGACTGCATCCAAGAAGGGTTCGGTTATAGGGGATTTCAAGAAGGCATTCAATTATGCTGGCGAAACATTCCCAGTAGAAGCTTGTCGCGAAAAGTTGGCTAGACGATTCGGAGAGAACTCCCTTGCGCTTAGCGGTCCTTGCGAGGGTTCAAGCTTAGTCGATTGCGTATGCAACCAAATGAAGTCAGCAAATATATACAATGACGGACTTGCAATCAAGTTAGCTCAAGTTTATACAGAAAGAGATCCTTCTCACGAATGCGTTGAAGACTTTATCCGCGATGGATATAAGATTGAAGATTCAGTATTCGCATGCTCTAAGATCAAGGCCAAGTATGCTCAAGCTATTGAGATGCTAGCTGATGAACTAGGCGACGAATTCGGAGACGAAGAAATGGACGGAGGATTTGAAGATGGCATAGACATAATTGATGTCATTGATGATCAGCCATCACCATTTGATTCAGAAGATCCATTCGATGTCGAAGAGGGTGGAGATTCAATTACGGTTGAACTACCTCTAGATATTATTGATCAGTTCGAGCAAGCAATTGATATGGCCAGGGGCGAAGATCCAATGAAAGAAGAGCATCATCGCGATGTTCCAGAGGGCGATGCTCTCATAGAACTTCCAGGCGAAGCCGCCGACGCTATTGAAGATGCAGCAGAGAACACGCTCGAAGGAGTTGATGCTCTTGAAGATGCAGCCAATGAAGTCGGAGACGATCTTGGTCCTGATGAGGGAGAGGGAGTTGAAGACATAGGCGACGAAATGATTGAAGACATAGACGACGACGACGACGACGACGACGACGTTGAGTCTATGGACTCATCTATGCCAGCCATTATGTCTAATGACGAAGAAAATAGCCAAAATAGAGAAAGAGAAAGAGGAGATAGTTGCCAGCCTTGCGAAGATATGGAGAAGGAAGGCGAACCATCCTACGCATCTTCCAACGAGGAACGATTTATGAAAGAAGCTCAGTCATTCAAGCCCCATAAGATTTCCGGACATGGAAAAATCGATCTAGATGTTTCCAGCGTAATGGATGCCATTGGGATGACTAGAAAAGCAGCGGACTCAGCGATATCGATTTCTCCCGTTCAAGATGATTCCGATCTCGGAGATGTTGACAATGGCGGCAAGGCAACAATGGGCCACGAAGAGAATGTAGACCTATCCGGTCCTGATGTCTTCACTGGCAAGGCAGAGATGGGTAATGAGAAAAAGACTGATGGGCTTGACTCTAAGGAAGTTCTCCCAACAGTTCCTCATGGCAATGCAGAAATGGGTCACGAGAAAGATCAGGGCTATTCAGCCGAGAAGCAGACAATTCAAACTGGCGGCGAAGACGGCGCTGGGAACAATCGATCTGCCTCAACAAAGGCTCAAGAGAATGACTTAGCAGAAAGACTTATCGCAACCTCTGGCAAGCTCGACGAGCCAAAGCCAGTTGCAGATGATAAGGACATTCAGCCCATTGGTAATAATAAGGATCATTCTAATACTCCAGAAGATATGAAGAGAACTCCTCATGAAGATTCTGATGAAGTAGATGTTCCTGAGCAAGGTAACAAGTCTCACATGGGTCATGAGGATGACCAGGGCGACGTACCTAAATCTCCCGCTGACCACCCTGAATTCCCAGAGGGCGGCGGAAGAGATTCTAAGAAAGATAAAAACGAACGTTATGCTCCAGAAAAGCAAACGCAAGATAAGGGAACTGTCATCGCATCGGGCGATGAGAAGACCAAGATTCGCAAGGAAGCAGCATTTGGCCTAGCAGGTCGAATGGTAAAGGCAGATCTTATTGACGCTGATAATCTACTTGGCAAGGTTGAAGAACTTATGCAGTACGATGTAAATCAGATTCAAGATTTAGAGAAGTCAATGTTTTCTTATGCATCAAAGGGTCTTAACACGGCTCCGAGGGGAATTCAACAACCCCTGATCATCCCAGAAAATAGCAATGTAAGAACTGCTGGCGGCGAGCTATCGAATAAGCTTCAGGGCCTATTCAAGCTTGATCAGCAAAATAAACTTGCTGAGGGGATCGAAGAAACAGAAGGAAGTATCCATGAGCTTCGTACCCTTCATGGACGAGGATAACTTATCTAGCGATAGATGTATTTTAGGAGATTTATAAATGGCACTTAAAGAAGTATACCATGTAGTGGCGAGTCAATTTGATGTTGAGCCAGAGCACTTCGGCGCAGTGGACAGCAATGACATCATAGAAGGAATGCCTGTCCAATTGGACAGCAGTGGGTTCGTAAAGAGAGGCGATGCTGCCAATCCTATTATTGGCTTGGCAGGCGATTCGCTTACTCAGTCCGGAGGATTTACAGAAAATTCTGCTGATATTGTAATCAGCCCGTCTGGCGATACTCGCTCGACGAGTAATAGAGTATCTGACTTTTTCAATGAAACTCAGTCATCTGGAATGATGACCGTGTATATGTCTGGCGGAGAGTTTTTGACCGACCAGTATGATTCAGAAGTCAACTGGGATGCATACAATCTTGGCGGAGCCGTTTGGTGCACCGCCGCTGGCTTGCTGACAACCACAGATGCAGGATACCGCGTTGGGTTTATGGTTGGAAGGCCAGCAGCCCTAGAGAGCGGTGTTCCAGGTGTGGATATCAATGGCTCCATAACGAGCGGAAACTTCATGCGTATTAGCTTGGACATCAACGACACCTAATCTTAGGGTTGATTGACAAAAACAAAACATTTATTGTTATTACTTTGACCATAGTAGTCAACGAATAACTAGGAGATTAAAATGGCATATAACAGAACAGGTCTTTCTGACCAAGAGCGCGAGTTCGTAATCGCGCAAGCTCTCGAAACAGATGAAGGTCGTACCGCACTTGCGCAGGCAATGGTAGAACCAATTCGTCGTTCTCTTGAGTACCAAGCAGTAGGTCGTAAGCTTCTTATGGTTGACGAGCTACCTCAGGGCGCTCTAGCCCGTTACGAGAGAGACGTAGCATCCGTTGCTCACGTCCTTTCTCGCAGAGGTGCTGTTCCTGACCAGATTCAGGAAGGCGAGGAAATTCTCGTACCTACATTCGAAATCGCTGCTAACCCAACGATTCGTTTGTCCGAGATCAAGGCACGTCGTTTCTACATCGTAGACCGCGCGCAGATCAAGGCTAAGGAAGCAATCCAGAAGGAAGAGGACACAAACATCTTCAACAGCCTTATCGCTGCTGCTGATAACCGTGATTCGCAGATCGTTACAGACATGGGATCGCTTTCAACAGCTTCCCTTAATGCAGCTTTCCGCTTCATCGAGCAGCACGACCTTGTTGCAACAAAAATCGTTGTACACGCTAATCGTTATGCAGACATCCGTACATTCGGTAAAGACTTCTACGACGAGGCAACGACTCGTGAAATCCTTACAACAGGTCTTTACGGTCACCTTTGGACTGCTGATATCCACGTCTCTTCGAGAATGGATTCGAACACAGTCCTCGTAGTTGCATCTCCAGACACGGTTGGAGCCTTCCCTGTCCGTCAGGACATTACGGTTCTTCCAGCAGACGATCCTAAGAAGCTTCGTCTCGGATGGGTCATCTACGAAGAAGTTGGAATCGCGGTAATCAACGATTACGCGATAAGCAAAATCGAAGTCACTGAACTCAGCTAATAGTTGAATAGGTCAAAAAGGGGCTCTCCCGTTGGGGAGGGCCTTTTTTATTTAATCCGTGTAAAATAAAGTAATCTTTCTATATTGCCGATATCTTCATAGTTGATCTATTATATTTAGGAGACATTATGTCAAGTAGAAAAATACACAATTATGAATCTGTAATTTTAACAGATAAGACAATAAAAGAATTTGGATACCATCCGGATACTCTTGGGAAGACTTCCAATAAGTTTATTGTGGCAACATGTAGATATTGTGGTAAGACACACAAATTGAGAAAGGGAACATTTTCAAAATCTGGTTCCGCATGTCATAAAGAATGTAAAATAGAAGAAATGAAGCAGCAGGTGTCGCCCTTTTCTGATCCTGAAGTTCGTAAAAAATCTGAACAAACTAACCTAAAAAGATATGGTGTAAAGTCTGCAAGCACTTCAAAGCAAATTCGTAAAAAGATATCAGACACAAAAAAGACTGACGAATATCAGAATAGGGTTAAAAATACGGTTCAGGAAAAATATGGAGTTGATAATGTTTTTCAGTTAGAAGAAATAAAAGAAAAATCAAAGAAAACAAATCTGGAAAGATATGGTGTTGAACACCCACTGAAGTCGGAAAAAATAAAGCTCAAGCAAAAAGAAACTGTTGTAAAGAGATTTGGATGCTCTAATATACATCAGGATAATAGTGTAAAAAATAAAAGACTATTATCTTATCAAGATTCAATTAAGGATAATGATAATTATGTACTCATAAACATACTAAGAAGCGAGGCATTTTGGAAAGAGATAGAATCTGGATTGTCTATAAAAGAGGCAAGTAATAAGTTTAATCTTCCTTACCAGTCTGTAGCTTCTACTTTGTCGAGAGATGAATTTAAAGATCGCTTTAGATCTATATATTCTTATCCATCACATCAGAAGCAGACAGAGATTTTTAATTTTATTAAATCTTTTGATTTAGAAGTTAGATTAAATGATAGGTCAGTTATTTCGCCTTTAGAATTAGATATATTTGTAAAAGATTTTAATTTTGCTATAGAATTAAATGGTAGTTATTGGCATTCGGAAGCTTATCTTGATTCCAAAGATGCTAGGAATAAACATTATGTAAAAACTAAAAAATGCCAAGAAAAGGGTATCCGTCTTTTGCATATATTTGAGCGAGATTATGATCTAAATCCTGAGAAATATCATAACTTTATTAAGAATATATTGAATCAAAATTCTAAGCAAATATATGCGCGCAAATGCGAAATTAACAATAAGAATTGTCGTGACTTTATCGATATAAATCATCTTCAAGGTTACGGAAGAAGAACTATAAAATATTTTAACTTAGAATATAATCAGCAAATAGTTAGTAGCATGACAGCATCATCTCATCATAGGCAGGAGCAAGGTAGTGTTGTTGTATTGAATAGATTTTGTTCGGTAGCAGATCATAATGTTGTTGGTGGAGCAAGTAGGTTGTTTAAGAGTTTTGTAAAATGGGCGAAAGAAGAAGGTTATGAAAAGATCATATCATGGTCAGATAACTCTTGGACTAATGGAGATATATATAGGACGCTAGGTTTTGAATTAGATGATGAGCTAAAGCCTGATTATTTCTATTGGGATTCAAAAAATAACGAATACAAGTCGAAACAGTCTCAGAGGAAAAAGGCAGTTAAGTGTCCTGATGGAATGACTGAACGAGAATGGTCGATAGAGAGAGGGCTGTATCGTATTTGGGACTGCGGAAAAAAGAGATGGAGCTATGAATTGTAGAAAAGGCTCTCGCTTGAGAGTGCGAAACAGATCAAGATGATTTTCACCGTATTGAGGAAAGGGTAAAATAATGAATGATGATATGCAGATTACTATGAATATAGACAGATACTTTGAGAGAACAGAAAAATACAAAGTAATCAAACAAGAAAATTTCGGAAAGATAAGCATGTGTATTCCCAAGAACAGATTAAAACAGGTGTATGATAATCCATCCAGTAAATACACTCTACATGAATCGGTAAATGCTAATTTAGAACTTGCAGACACTAAGTCCCATTCTGTAAAGGATTTGCCTATTTGTCTTTCTCGTTCAATTGATAAGAGTCGCATAGTTTGCGAATTGGGTAATGAGAAAGAATTAGGACATTATTTTCCTGAAGAATATGATTTCGTTGTTCATCAGTCGCATGTCGAAGCGGAAGAGCTTATTTAAATAATTACAAAAAAGAGTTATATTATGTCTAAATAGACAGAACAAGAATTGATAAATGAAAATTACAAGAAGCTCAAGGAAGGCAGATTTCTATTTTAGAAATTTTCTTAAAGATAATGCAAAATAAGTTGATGTTATTTAAAAATTCTAGCAGGGATTCTTGGTTTACGGACTGCGAAATAGAGAAAAGGGGTGGAATTTATTTTGACATCAATGAAGGTGAATATAAGAAGGATGAGTGAAAATTTCAAGAGAAATATTGATCTGGACGATACTAATAGCTGAAGCGGAGATCGCTATTTTAAATGATAATTGAGAGGAACAAAATGAAGCTTACACTAGGACAAATGTATACAATGCAGAATGCTCTAGAGAGTCTAATTCGCATGAAGGTTGAAGCAAAAACTGCATGGCAGTTCGGTAGATTGGCTAAAGACATTCGAGAAAATTTACAAGGCTTAGAAGTACATAGAAGGGCTTTGTTTGAAAAGTTCGGTACTAAAATCGACGACCGCATTGAGGTTGAAGATGACAAGAAAGACGAATTTCAAAAAGAGTGGACCGAATTGGTTATGCAAGAAGTAGAGATAGATTGGGATCCAGTTTCCATTGATGAACTAGGATCTCAGACAGTTTCTATTGCTGACATGGCAGAGCTTAGTCCGTTCTTTACCGATGCCATAGTTTCAGATGTTGAGGCAGAGGTTTAAGAAGTAAATTAATAAAATACACTACAGAGTAGAGAAGTAGTGGCTCGCTTGACTTACTTAAATTAGCCCTGTCTTTATAGACGGGGCTTTTCTTTTATATTGGCCGATAAATACATTATGAAGTTTATAAACAATACAGGCAATTCTATTTGGCTGTCAGATATAGATACAGGCATCCCCTTTGACGGAGACCAGGTTCAGGAGTTGTCAACGAAAGACGTTCTAAAGTCTCATTCGTTTCAGTCTCTTGTTGCAGGCGGTCATATCGAAATAGTTGAAATAGAAGACGCTAGAATTGAAAAGAATCTACTTCGATTGCAGGGCGAAAATAAAAATGAACAAAATGATTCAGAAGAGGATAGCCTAATGCCAAGCGGTGAGACTTTAGAAGTAGCGATTAGAGGCCATTTTTATGAAGCTGGCGGATATCCAAAAGTGAATCGAACTTTAGCATTAGGTCTAAATGCTCTTGGGGCTAAGGTAGAGATAAGACCTGTTAGTACGAGCAAAAATGATCTTAATGAAATTGAAGTGAAGCAGCTTGCTCCATTGAAGAAAAAACTGGGCAGAGAAGCAATTGTTATCGATAGTATAATTCCTACTTTTTCTCATGCTAGTTCGTCTAAGACATATCGCATTTTATATACAACTATTGAGGCGGCTTCCGTGCCTAAGCAGATTGTAGACGCATGCAATATTTACAATGAAGTTTGGGTTACTTCAGATTTTTGCAAACAGGTACTTGAAGAGGGCGGAGTAACTCGCGATATACTCGTTATGCCTAATCCTATAAACTCAAGCCTATACAGCGATGAGTATGAGCCTTATGATTTTAGGCCGGAGTTGAATGGTTTTACTTTTTTGAGCATTTTTGGTTGGAGCTATAGAAAGGGTTATGATGCTTTATTGAAAGCATATCTACAGGAATTCACTGGAGATGATGATGTCTCTCTCTTGGTAATGAGTCGCTTCCAATACTCTGAAAAGAGAAGCGGGGTTATAAAAGAAGCTATAGATAAGTATTTAAAAGAATACGGCGGAGACAATCCTCCTCACATAGCAAGATGCAGTAGGGTTATCCCGGAATATGAGATGCCTCGTATTTATAATGCAGGAGATGCTTTCGTTCTGCCTTCTCGCGGCGAAGGCTTTGGCATGCCCTATTGCTTTAAGAAAAATACAAAAATACAAACTCCAAATGGCGAAAAAGTTATACAAGATATTGCAGAAGGAGACATGATTTATTCTGGATTTGGCAATGTAAAAGCAGTAACAGAAATTCATAAAAATGAATATGAGGGAGATTTTACTTCTATAAAGCACATGCTGTATCCTGACACTATGGAAGCAACTTCTAATCATGCATTTTTGTCATATAAGCCCAAGCGAGGAAAGGGTGGAAAGTTCTTGACGGCAGACGAAGACACTGATACATGGACTCCGGAATGGGCAAGAGCTAGAGACCTAACTACAGATCATTATCTTGTATTCCCTATCAAGCAAAATTGGGAGCAAGATTTTCAAACAGTTGATTTATTAGATATTATCAATAATGTAGAAACTGACTTTTTCTTTTCGCCTCTAATCGAAAAATCTAAAAAAGAAGAAAAAATATATAGTTGTTATTCTAATGGAAAAAATAAAGACAAAAAACCAATTAGAAGATATTTGAATTTAGATGAAAAATTTGCAAAACTACTTGGCTACTATGCAGCCGAAGGATCGATTTTTAGCAAAGGGAATGCTGTTGAATTTAGTTTTCATGCGGACGAAAAAGAATATATCAATGAAGTAAAGTCATTGTTATTAGATATATTTGAAGAAGAATCTTCAGTTTATTATAAGGATAACTCAGCTAGAGTTGTTCTTTGTAATCGTATTATAGCAGATATATTTGATTATTTTTGTGGTCAAGGATCAGATAATAAAGAAATTCCAGATTTCGTAGAAAATTCTACAAAAGAGGTTTGTAAATCATTTATAAATGGCTACATAAATGGGGATGGACATTCATGTGAGTTAGGTAACTGTATTACATCTTCTAGTGTTTCTGAAAAATTATCAAGAAGGTTACATTTTTGTCTTATGAATCTTGGTTTGCCTTGCTCTTTATCGCAACCAAGGGGCGGACGAAGAAGGGATTGGATTGTTCAGATAAATGGCTTACGGAAAAACGAAGATCGTTGGATTGAAAAAGATAATAGAGTATATAAGTCTAAGATTACTAGTCGTATATATCAATCTGATAAATACATATATATGCGAGTAGTTAGGATAGAGCATTACGAGGATACTGATGTTGTTTATAATTTTGATGTAAAAGATGATGAGTGCTATATATCTGGAAGTTGTGTCGCTCACAATTGTGAAGCATCCCTATGCGGTCTTCCATGCATTGCTACTAATCATAGCGGACATACAATGTTTCTAAACGATAAGAATAGTCGTTTAGTAGAAATTGATAGTATTAGTAAAGTAATGCCAAATACTATGCATGTGCATTATTGGGATGGGCAGTTATTTCCTAACCTCAAATCAGATCAATTCATATCGGATTTGTCTGAAGCGATGAGAGATGTATACGACAATATTGAAGATTATAAAGATAAGAATGTTAATCTTCAAAATTGGATTATCGATAATTGCTCGGTCAAGAAATCTATTGGAAGAATAAAGAAGAGACTGGACGAAATATGGGATAGTACAAGGGATGGGAGAAAATAAATATGATTGTATTTCTTGATTCTGAAAATCAAACCATAACGATTTGCGACAAAGTTGTTCAAGTATTGCCATGGAGTCAATTGTCTACTATAAATTCTATACTATCAGGTAAAGAAGTTTTTTATGTAGAGTCGGCAACTGTTGCAGCCGGAGACGAGATAATTGCATTGCTATCAGGTGTAGTAGGGAGTCTTCCCGTTGTAGAGCAAGTATCTTATTCTAATGAATTATGGGCTCATTCTGCAAAGGGGCAACTCATTCTTCCCATAGGGCAAAATGAAGAGGGAGCAACAGAGACAGTTACATTTTTCCATAACAAGTTTCATTCCTTAGAGGATTTAGAAGATGATGGAATTACTGACCTGCCTCTTTTTCAGAAAGCAGTAAAAGCAGGTAAAATTGTTATATTAGATTCTAAACAAAAGTCAACCATGGTGGCCGCTTCTCCCAAAGGTCCAAGTGCTAAAGAAAAAGCCGTTAACAGTTTGATTGTAGACATGGATGGTTCAGGAGACTATGCTCCCGCTCAGGCTTCAGAGCTTATGACTAAAAAGCCGATGATGAGCAAGGTCGATCCTAGCACTCAATCTGTAAGTATGGCCGATGTTGATGAGGGTGCTATTTCATTTGAGATTTCTAGCAAAGATATTACTACACAGGAGACCTTTAGCAATATGGAGCAACTTGGAATAGAGATTGATGATTTTGATGAACTAGAAGCGGAATGACATGAAAATTCTTCTTATACATCTTGGCAAACCATGGGAATTTATTGCATCTACATCAATAATATCAGGTTTATTCCGTAGGCATAAGAATTTAACTTTAGACATTGCAACATCTGAAGAGTGTTATCCATTTGTTCAGTATAATAAAAAAATTAATAATATACAAATTGGATCTAAATTATCTTTAGGACATTATGATGAAGCTATAAACCTAAGTCCATCTATAGATGCTTGCATAATTGCGTCCCACTCTGATGCGAAGGTTAGGCGAGGCTTCATAGAGTCGTCTGGTTCTTTAGAGTTTTCAGATGAGTATGCACAAGAAGCTTATCGAGTATTAAAGGGGACTTTAAGTACAAGTCGAAATTACTTACAGATATTGTTCAAGATATCTGGAATGACCTGGAGGGGTGATGGGTATGACTTGGCTTACTATCCTAAAACTAAAGTCAAAAAAAATAAAACAGGCATTGCAATTTTAGATGACAATCTAAGAGTATTTGTAAAATCTCACTTGAGTCTTAGTATGTCAGAAATGTGGCACATACCGCTTAAGAAGAATTTGATTAGAAGGATAGATGAAATAAATCGCTGTAAATACATAGTAACTGATGATTTCTTTTCTTTGCATGTAGCCATAGCTCTTCGTAAACATGTCGAATTTATAGACACGCGAGGGTTGAATTACGATGTAGAATTTTTTGGGCAAGGAAACATTTTACAGGTTATAAATAATGCAGACAGTGATGAAAAAATGTAAAAAGCCAAACGCAAAATATGCTTCTTCGAGAATAAATAAACAACATGTTTACGAGCCAACTGATTTTGGACTTTCTCACGTGGGGGGTACAGGCAATGGCGTAAAAATATGCATTATTGATTCAGGCTTTGTACGCCATAAGGATATGCCTCCAATAGATATGAGTCGAGTTTCAGACTTTACTCAAAAATCATCTCAGCCCAAAGACTCTAATGGTCATGCAACCGCTATCTCAGGAATCATAGCAGCCAATAATGAAAAGCAGGTCAAGGGTCTTGCTCCAAAAGCTAAGCTGTATTACGCAAAGGCTCTTGATGATTCTGGCAATGGCAATTATGATACTATGGTTTCTAGTATTCTTTGGAGTATTGTAAGAAACGTTGATATCATAGTTATGAGCGTTGGGGGCTCCTCAGAGTCGCAGATGCTTTATGATGTTATAGATAAAGCATATAATCATAATATATGCATATTTGCGGCTAATGCTTCATCTTCCATGAATGCCTCTTTAGCATCTTATCCCGCTAAATTTGACACTGTATTTTCGGTCGGAGTTGATTCTAAAATCACGCACCCCCAGTCTTCTTCGGGACATTCTTTGATTTTTCCATCTAATGAAATACAGACTCTTTTTCTTGATGATAAGTATATAAAAATAAAAGGTTCAAGCTTTTATAATGCAGTAGTTGTTGGGGTCGCGGCAAGAATTATTGAAAACTATAAAAAGTCGGAAAGTTATTCTGTTTCAGATGTTTATAAGACCTTAAGGGGGCTAGCTATAAGATGAATTTGCAGAGGACATTTTTCAACAGCGCAGACCATATAAGGTATTCACCAGAGGCCTCTGGGTCCTGGATAGTTGTGCCATCTAAGGTCAATCAGTCTTTAGATGAATTGTCGGCGCGTATGCTAGTTGTTGAGGATTCTTCTGTTTCTTCAAGCTCTTCGGGAGGGCCAGCAGTAAGCGATCACGGCGATCTGAGCGGACTTGGAGATGATGATCATTCTCAATACATATATACTGCTCCATCCTCTAGCGATAGAAATGTTATAACATCTGGAGGAGCAGCAGTTCTTCCTATGAAAATCATTGCAGCAAGCGGACAATCAGTAAATGTTCTGGAAATTGAAGACAGTTCTGCATCAAGTTTGTTTTTTGTTTCATCCATAGGAGAAGCATGCGCTCCCATATTAACCACTGATGACTTAAGAGTCGCCGGACTGGGCGGTGCAGTGTCAAGGATACAGAGCCATGCCACATCTAATCAGGAAGTTGCTATTCCAGGCGAAAGTGGAATAGTAGCTTTGTATGAAACTGAATCAACAACGGCAACAGAGGCAATGTTTGCAACTGCAACTTCCGGATCATTAGAGCTTAGACCTATCTTGGCTTCTGACCTGTCTGACTTAACTGTAACAGAGTTTGCCGCATCTTCCATCGTAATAGAATCAGAAGGGCTGAACTCTTCTGACAATGATACATCCATTCCTACAACAGCAGCAGTTAAGGATTATGTTGATAGTGCACCTGGAACTGATTCGTTTACGACTATAGAAATTGATGGAGTTGGGGCTTCTACTACTGCTCCTACGTTAGATTTTGACAGTAATGATTTTACTCTTGTAGAAAGCCCAACAGATGATTTTGATATAACAATAAATGATTCTGGCATTGACCATGATGCTCTTACTAATTTTGCAGCTAATGAACACATAGATCATACAACTGTTACAATAACAGCAGGA